TTGGTATGACATTACCCCATCTGGTTTTGTTACGGATGCCTCAAATGATCCGTTAGGTTATGGCGCATACAATTACAATGTAGAAGATTATGGTGATGCTCGATCACAGTCAGGATTACTGTTTAATACTACCTCATTTTCATTTGATAACTTTGGTGAGTTTTTAATATTCTGCTCTGCATCCGATGGAAAAATATATCAATGGCGACCGCATGGCGGTGGTACAAATACGCCTGATGCTGCGGGTACAGCAATTACCAACGCACCGACCGGAAACTTAGGCGTAATAGTTACCAACGAA